CTCATAACGGTCTGGTTGGGGGTTCAAGTCCCTCCGGGCCTACCATTCTTTTCAATAACTTAGCTAGAAAAATGCGGATGGCTTGCGGGTTCAATTGAACCTGTTTTAGATTGTTGGTGGTTTATCTAGTGGCTTCCAGTGTGTTGGCTCAGGGCTCCAGCAAACAGGTTGCCCACAATCACTGCTGAATAAAAGCTCATCACCTGCAACTTCAATAGAGCAGCTGTAATATGCGCTTGGTGGCTCGAAAGCCAAGAACCAGCTCTTATCTTTCGGCGCGGTTGCGATTGGGCGCCATGTGTTATCATTCATCCTGTTACCTTTCTTACGCTTGTGAAATCCAGTATGTCCGCTTCTTGCCTTAGATGGTCTGGCGCATAACGGGCATAGACTTTTTCGGTTACTGATGTGTTGGAGTGACCCAGATATTGGCTTATCTTGGTCATTTCGATTCCTGCCCCTGCCAAATGAACGGCGGCGGTATGGCGCAATGTGTGAGGCGTTACCCCTTCCAGCTCAGCCAGTTTGCAGGCTTTCTTAAAGCCCGTCTTTATGCATTTGATCGGCTGTCCATTCCACTCGATCACATAGTCGGATAGTGCGCCGGTCTTTGCATGTTGCAGGGCCGCTCTTGCTCCGGCATTCATGGGCACCGTTGCGCGCCCTTTCCTTGGGCCTTCTGCGTCCACCTTCAGATTGATGTGGCCTTGCTCGAAGTCAACGCGATCCCAAGTCAGCTCCAACAAAGCGGTGATTCTGCTTGCCGTTGACAGCAAGAGAATGATTGCCAGCTTGATATGGTGCGTCTGGGCTGCATCGATAAGCTTCTGACATTCGGCTTGTGTCAAGAAGCGGTCTTTTGGCGCTGGCTTTGGTGGCCGCTCGATGGGTGGTGCATGTCTAATGATATCATGCTTCTTTGCCCAATTCAGAACTGTGCGCAAATGGCCTAGCTCTGTCCAAATCGTCCCGTCTTTTATTCCCGCCTCTCTTCTTTGCTTGATATGCTTGCGGCAATCGTCTGTTGACACCTTGTCAGCCTTGATATGACCAAAGCTTGTTTCCATCACCTTCCATTCGGACTTCATGGCATCGACAACGCGCCTACCGGTCTTTTCCTTGCTATAAGCTTCCCATAGCTCTGCTACGGTCGGATCTGCCTTGAGGCTGGATTCTCGCTTGAATTGTTCCAGCCTTGCTAGTGCCTCTTTCCTGCTTTCTTTTTCATGCGTGCCAAACAGCCGATATCGGCGGCGGGTTCCGCCTTCTCGCCATTGGACGACATATCGTCCTCTGAGTGTTCCAAGTTTGTATTCTGGCATTCGTACCTCCTGACAGCCTCTTGAGAAATACGGACAAGCTTTCCGCCTACACGGAAATGAGGCAACTCGTTTTTTCCGCAAAGGTTGCGAATATGGCTTTCAGAGCAGCCCCAACGGGCGGCAAGTGTTTTGGTGGTAAAGGGTTTCCCAGTTATCAAGAGGGGCCTCCTGTACTTGCTTCGACAAGCAGAGCAATGCCTGCAAGTGATGGGATGAGGCCAACCAAGGAGGACGCTAGCGCCATTCTCACACCGAGACGATCCCCCATCTTGTATGATTTCCATGCTTCCAGCCACAGATAAATAGTGCCCCAATAGAAAGGCACAAACAGTATTATTAATCCGACTGCCATCGTCTTGCCTCCTGAATAATAACGTGCCGTGCTTCCAGATCGTTGCGGTGCTGGTAGAGTGCTTGTGCTATTGCGACTATATCCCGCCACTCGAAACCGTGTGCTTTCCAGAACTCAATCTCATTCATGGAATGCTGTTCCCGGTGCTTTGCTGGTGACAAAGGGACCACATAGGCATCGTCCGGCTTTTCCTGCATGCCGGTGTCCCGCTTGCCCAATCCAAGGCAACCAGATCGCAAATGAGCGGCTTCTACAGGCCATACACCAGTAAGGATGCAGGGTAGCTCACGAATGGCAACGAGATTATCCTTGTTGCACTTTCTTGGCCTTTTACGCTGGCCTTTCATGATCGGGCTGGGGAGAGGTGCTATTCTGCTACTCATTGCGCAATTCCTCTTGTAATAGCCTTGTGGTAAGCGCTTGCAGCTCTTTTCTACGGTCTGGATATCCAAACTTAGGTTGAAGCAAGATTCGGGCGCGCTTGATTTTCAGGGCCTCTATCTCGCTTGGGTAGGGATAGGGGTGGCCGGTTGGGATTGCTGGCTGCATCACTGGCCCTCCCTGTCAAAGTGCTTTGCCAATTCAGCACGATAGTGCTTGTCTGCTGCTATCACTGCCTCATCAAAATCCGCTTCGTTTACCGATATGAAGTGAGTAGCGTATTCAGTCACAAACTCCCAACGCAGTAAATCTGAGGTTTTGCGTAAGACAATCGGCAAGCCTTTTGCTTTGTAGGTAGGTCTGCCCCATCTAACGCTTTCATCAATCCACTCAAGAGGCTTTGCAAGACTGGCAATGGCCATTGGCGAAATATCATCCTTATGGCCAGATCCACCACATGCAGGGCATGCAATCTCTGAATCTCTGATAAAGCTATCTTCCGGGGCTTCATGCTCTACGAATGCATTTGACAGATCTGGAAGAGGTTTATCTGATACAGTTCTTTTTGGAATGATCAGGTGATCTTCCTCTATGGCTTTCAGAACAAACTCTATCGCATCAGTGCAAGTCTCCATTTCCGGATCTTGGGCAAACTCAGCCATGCCTTTCGCAATGCGCTCTATCAGGGCTTCTCTATCTCTCATCTCCCAGCTCCTTCGCATTGAAGTGCAGGTCAACCAAGCGCCCAGCCATAACATTCACTGGCACTTGATACTTTTTGGCGAGCTTGGCTACGGCAACCTCATCGCAAACGTCGATACCATCCTGCCCGATATCCTCTCTCAGAAAGGCCTCAGGCATTAGTAGTTCCATTGCGAAGGCGTTAGCCTCTTTTTCAATTACAGCTCCTCTCATTGCTCGCAGCCCTCCTGACAGGCTTGGAAGAAGGGAAGAGCAACACTTTCCCGATTGTGTGGAAAATCATGAAGGTCTTGCCCGTCGACCAAGACAAAATACTCAAGCGGGTAATACTCGCTTCGATCCTCTCGTTTGCGCTCATCCACCTGAACCAGTTTTCCTGACTTGGTTGTTGCCTCTGCTATGATCATGACTGGCCTCCTTTCTTCGAAGGTTCGAGCAACACGCCCAAGCAAGCAGCAGAATGCAGCGCATCTGTTGCTTCTTGCCCTAGAGCCATAAGCACGGTTCCAGATCCGGGTTGCTCACCCAATGAGCCATCCGGCCTCTCAAACTTCACCTTTGGGCTGACAAACAGGATTGCTTCCGATTTTGGGGCAAATTCTTGCCACCATGGGGCGCTTGTTCTATCCGGCATGAGAGCTATTCCATCGCCATGCTCAAAAAACTTAGTGAGCCATTTTCGCTTAGTAGACTGGTGGCCGAAAGGCGGGTTCATCCAGACAGTTCCGTACCACCGCTGGGCCAAGCCATTGTCTTGCTTGGTGTAGAAGTCTACCGCTGGTACATAGCGCGGCCCTTCAGCAGGGCTAGCAACATCCAAATCAAACTGAATGTTCAAAGCATCAAAGATGTACTTAGGCGTGTACCAGTCGTCACTTTTCCCGCATGTCTCATATGCACCCATCTACACGCCCTCCCCATCTGGAAAAGCATGAGGGGCTGGCGGTATAGGTAGCCAGTGAGTGACGATTTCAGGGCTTTCGCTCGGTCCCCAAACAGGCATCGCGGAAAAGGTATCAATCCATGTCTCTATGTCCACGGCCATTCCATCGGTCATGCCCCACTGAACATTGGGCATACGAGACGTACCCCAAAGCAGAACATCAATAACCGTTCCATCCTTGGGGGCTGTTTCAATCGGTCTCCACTCGATGTTGCTATTCTCAGCCATGAGAGGACTCCATAGTTTCAAAGTAGAAAGTCACTTTCACTCCGTTGACCGTGATCAGGCCAAAGCGCTCTGCATTGCGGAAGTTGACGCTTGCCTTCCTTGCCAGCTCGACTTGCCTTTGCAGTAGCTCCCTGAACTCCTCAACGCTGTGAGTGGACTTGTAGAGATTGCACTTTGAGCAGGCAGGAACCTTGTTGTCCTCACGCTCTCGCTCAGGCTTCCATGCTTGGTCTGGGCAGTCAGGATTTTTCCTAGCCAGCTCAGTAACTCGAATGACCGGCTCAACATGATCTGCATGCCAGCCCTTCTCAGGGAGATCATTGCCGCAATACCAGCACTTGCCGCCCGTCTTATCCCAAATCCTCTTACGCTTAGGAGTCATGCTCATCTCCCATCAGGTCAACAGTGGAGACAGGAGGAAGGCCAAGCGTCTCGTCGCCTTCGAGGTAAAGCCGGATAATGACTGCAACTGTCTGGACCAGCTCACCGCGAACAGCTTCAAGGCTTCCCTTGCCTTCAATGCATTTGTTTGCTGCCTGGATAGCTTCTCCGCATTCTTCAGCCAGTTTCGGGATAGGAGGGATTTTGCACGGCTGCGGGTATTCCAGAACCGCGCATGTTGCCTCCATTATGGCATCATCAAAGAATTTCGATAACTTGGATTCCATCTTACTGCCCTCCCTTGGAGAGAGCGCCGTCTGCTTCGTCAAGGATCTGAGAAATCGATAGCGTCCCGTATTCAGCCCAATCATCTGAAAACTTGATTTTGTGTTCTTTATCGTAGTCTGTTGCCAGTAGATTGAGCGCTGCGGAATTCTTCTCCAAAACCTCACGCAAGCGCTTATTCTCTGCTTCCAGATTGGCTATGCGAGTATCTTTGTTGTTTTCTAATGGGCGATTGTTCCAAAGGTCGCGAACTTCTTGAAATAGAAGGCCGCAATCATTCCCATGGCTAGCGTACTTTTCACCAGACTTTGCGCCGCATGACCCGCATTTGATTGAGTAAAATATGCCCGTGTCATCTGGGCAGTGATCTCGGCTAATATGCCCTTTGCCGCCACAGAACGGGCAGGCCTTGATTTCAATCTCACTCATCACGTCAGCTCCTTATATTCAGTATCAATCAAATTACGTATCCAGCCTTCGACCTGTTGGGCGGACTGGTAGAATTGTTTTGACCCCATTTCCGATATTCTTTGTGTCATCGGGGCGTAGATTTTCACGACATTTTCACTTGCAATCACGATGGAATATTCATGTATGCTTCTGATCAGAGCAGCGGTGCGTTGTGCCTCTGCCTTGGTCTTGCAGACATGCACTTGTTCGGTGCAAAACCCTGTTTCTACCAAGCCTCGTTTGCGCAAATGCTCGCTTGTTGGGTAGTCGTGCATCATGCGTTCTGGCAGATTGTGCCAAAGCTCATTGACCACCGCGAAAAATCGGCTATGGGCTGCTTGTGATCTGGCATCTATTACATCCACTGCATAGACCCGGTTTGCCTCAAAGCTTTCCTGGCATTTTGCCTCTGTATGGCTTGTTGGCTCCAACGCTTCTCCATTCCATCGCATTGCTATTGTCATGGCTATCTCTGCGGGTTATCCGGGTTCTCGAAAAGCTCTTCGCCATTCTCGCCATAGTCTGCCTTGTCCAGCTCATCACGGCGGGTTTCCATTCGGTCCTTGATGGCAAGAATCCACTTCACGGGAAGGATAGAGAGAGGGCCGCGCAACTCATCATCAATCCTGTCCAGTTTCTTATGGTCAGCTTCGTCAATCTCGGCTTGAAGGAACTTTACGTTCAATACCTGGTTTGCGCGGCTGGATGAGAGACGGGCAACACTGGCGCCTTGATAATCGCTGTCATCAACAGAGCTGATCCCAAGGGCAATAGAGGCCGCATAGCGCCGGGCATAAGTGGTTGCTGCGCCTTTTATTTGAGGCTTTTCTTTGACATCGCAAACAGGATAATCAGATGACTCGCTAGCCCCTGATAGATGGGCAACAGTCGTCACGACAATCAACATGCCATCACTTATTTTGGTTTTTTGGAACAGTACCAAACCCAGCTCAGGCATTGCATCCCGCGCCACATTCAAAACATCCACCAAGTCAGCATATTTGAATGAATATTGACCAGCGTTTGCAGTTTTTGTTTTCTCCGGGTCTTTGACGACCTTTTGTAGTTTTGCCAATGCAGCATAAAGTTGGCTTGTCGCGTCTGCCTGTTCAGTCATATCAATTCCCCTCAATAGCTTCTAACTCAGCTCTCAGCTTTGCCTTGTGTTCTTCGGCTAGAGTGGCATCGTTAACCATTTTCATTTTTTGGATATCGTCTGGGATGCAAAGGGCAGGGTGCGCTTTGACCCATTGCAGCAACGTACCGAAATTAAGATCAGTGCCTGTTGTCCAGCTTGCGGTTTCAAAATCTGGGGCTTTCCGGAATTGCTCACATGCAGAGTCAAATTCTTCCTTAATCACCGCGTTGCGCTCGTCTTCGGTATCAAAAAACCGGAAAGGACTTCCGTAAGTGTCCCGTGCGTATTCTTCTTTGATCCACTTTTGACCGCTTTCGAAATTTCCGGAGTGGATTGAAAGAAATCTCATGTCTCGCATATCGGGGATCTGCGGTATTTCCCTTCCCCTGTGATAAGGATTTTGTCTCACCGAGAGCGGGTATAAAATCTCCCCATCAAGAAGCTTGCCAAGATCAATCATTACGCGATGACTTTTCATCCATTTTTCAAGATCGCGTTTAGCGGCGGCAAGTTCTTGCTCGGCTTTAGATTGTTCGCGTTTCAAATCTGCGACTACCTGCCTCGCGTCTTTTCGCAGCTCTTCTAGCTCTGCTTTTTTTGCTTCAAGTTCAGCATCGACAACAGCAACAGGTGGAGAATTAAAAAGGTCATCGGCAGGCATGGTGACAAGGTAGCTAGCAGGCTCGGTAAACTCGTCCTCATAGACCTCACCTTCATAACCGCGTGTCTGGCCCAAGATCTTAACCATTGGGCGAACGTAAGCTGTCTGATCAACGATGTGGTCTACGACAAATTCAGTTCCGGTTTTGTCGAAATATGCTTGGTTGCTTTGCTTTGCCATATCAATTACCTGCGGTAAAAACGGAAATCCATGTGTAGAGCATGGTCATGAAGGTGATGAGAGAGCCGAGGGCTAGAAGGTCACGAATGATCATGATGAACCTCGCTCTTTCAACATTGCGTCGGCAACTTGATATGAGATCGAGGCAATGCCCATTTCATCCGCTTGCTCGCTCTTCAACCCTAGACCCAGCACAGCCACCAAAGCTTGCCCCGCAAACCAATCGCGCAAGGTCATCCCGCTTGCATGCGTCTCTGGATTGTGGTGAGGCGGAAATGCTGGGCCACCGTCATCTATCTTGGTCATATTGTCCCTTTCTGGCGGTCCTGCTGTTCTTGGCTCTACAGGACCGCCTTTTCTACGGGGAGTGAATTGGTTTCCCCGACAAGGCTGGTTGTCTCAGGAGTGCGGTTAGGGTGAATGCCTTGCCGGGGAATGGGTTATTCGACCTCTTCAAACAGGTTGACTTCAACGTCAGTGAAGTCGCGGAATGTTGCGGATTTGGGCAGGTTTTCTAGGGCTGCCGTTTCTCCGAAGAGGCCGATTTCAAAGGTTGAGCCGTCATCGCAAGTGATTGCTAGTGTCCGAGAACCTGAATTATTCAAGTCACACCCAACAAGCTCGACGCTGGTGACGTTGTGTACGTTTGTTGTCATGAGCATCTCTCTTACTCCGCTGCTTCTAGGCCTAAATCATGGGCTGTCAGGCGATGTTCTGCGTATGGGTCGCTGTTGCCGCCCATTTCCTTGGCTGCTTTCTCCATGTCTGTCAGAAAGCGCTCGTCAATTTCGGCTTGCAGGTTGTCTTTCCAGTCGCCAGCCTCGGCCATGCTTCCACAGCCCGTCATGTCAACGGTCACACCAGCCACATCAGCAATCACTTCAATGTGCAGGTCATTCAGAACACGCATGAGAGCGATATTCTCTTCTGCTGTGTCTGCCTTGCTGCTGTTGATGTTGTGGACACCATCAAGACCTTTGCCCTCAAGGGCTTCAAGGATCTTTGCTGCATGATCTTCAACAATCTTTCTGGTGCCGTTTTTCATCTTCCATCTCCGCTAAGTATGAGCCTTTTGTGTTCATGCTCAGGAACCGTTTTCAGTGTCGTATGCAAAAATCTGCGCGCCCCGCGCTGCGGTCTACATATCAACTCTCCTACTTGGGTTCGTCGTTCGTTGATGAAAGTATATTACACATATCGTAATTTATAAGTCAATCAAAAAATAACAGTAATCGTAATTTTATTTTTAGACAAAGAAAAACCCGCCAAACTGAATCGGCGGGTTTAGTGGATTATTCTGCGGCGATAGCAAGGAGTCGGGAGGCAGCTTCCTTGGAGCCTATATGAACCTCTTCCCGGAAAATCTCACCCAATCGGTGGGTGTTGGTTCCGAGATGTTGGGCGACGATATTGTATTTGACGCCCTTCATGCGCATTAGATGCGCGGTTACCGCTTCGTCAAAATTAAGCGACTTGCGCTCGACTTCAACATCATTTAGTTCTACCCCTGTCAACGGGTGGATTATAGCCATATGCTGGCCTTTCTTTTTGAAAAGAGCCAGCGAGGCATTGACGCCTCCCACAAAATCCGTCAGGATAGTGTGGTGAATTCACGACGCAGCCTAGCTGACTGCTGTTGGTTTAAAGCCGGTACATCTAACCATGTACCGGCTTTTATTTTGCCTGATTCGCAAGTAGACTCCAAGAGACTAGATCTGGCTGTGTTTTTGTTCTGTTCTAGTCTTAATTAGGAGAAGTCTTATGCTTGAACAAATTCACGTTGCCATCCTGAAGGGCGATAAAATGTTTTTTGCGCAATGCCTTGAGGTTGATATAGCCGCACAAGGCAAAACGTCAGAAGAGGCTATGGGCAACCTAGTGCATGTGTTCCGTTGCGAATTGGCAGAAGCGGGCAAAAACGGTCGCTCGATCATGGATATTGGGCCTGCCCCAGATACTTGGGGCAATTGCTGAATTAGCAAGTGGAATCAAGGCTTGCGATTGATTCCTATCACCTTGGCCAGAACCCGGATCTCATCATCGCAATCATCATGTGTGAAATCTGCAACCTTCAAGGGCTTCTGGAAATCTGGATGATTGCTTTCCGGGCAAAGTTCCCAGCCATCCGCGCCTTGCCTGATGCGCTTGGCCGTGTTCTCAATCATCTGGCCTTGAAATTTGGTGTGCTGGATGATGACCAGTTCGCCTTCCAATATATCCCAAGCCCCGCCATTGATATGGCTCACGCAGTGCAGGGTTGATCCTTCTGGCGCTATCAGATTCAAGCTATGACCAACCACACGCAAGGCGAATTGCTGGTCTTCCGGGTAGCCTGGTACGGTCACCAGATCGGCAAATTCATTCAGACCTTCGACGCCTTGATAAAGCTCATCTACTTGTTTCCAGACGCCCGCAGCCACTTCGCCACGGATGGGAATCAGGCTTTTCTTGTTCTGTACAGGTTCCAGCCCAACCATCTCAACGACCGCACCGCCAATTTCTTTAATCTGATCAACGGATGCGTTGGGATCGGACAGCATCGATAAAACTTGCATTGGGTCCATTTCCAGAAATTCGGCAAATGGCATTATTTCATTGCTCTGAAGCTGCCGGTTGCCTTTTGACAATTCTGTCATGCGGGCAGGGGCAACCCCAAGATGCTCAGATAAAGCACCTTTGGTTTTGCCGAGGCTTTTCAAGCGTTTTCCAATCCAATCTCTCATGGCGGGCATTATCGTAATTGCCTTATTCCCTGTAACTGACGAAAAGCGGAATTTATTTTATTTTTTGCCTTGATTAAAATTACGATATGTGTAATTTATAGACTATGAAAAACGTTCGGAACATTGTTGAACGGTTCGGAGGCTTGTCGGCGATGGCCAGAGCCTTGGGCCACAAGCACCCAACGACGATACAGGGATGGCGGGATAAAGACCGCATTCCACACTGGCGATGGGATGAAGTGAAAAAGGCAGCGCGCCGCAAGAAGATCAAGATTTCCGATCTTTTTGCCGAGCCAGCCGAATAGGAGCGCAGCATGAAGAGATTTTTGATTGATGCCCTGATCATCGGCGTCTGTTTTGCGGCTTTGGCTGTCTATGGCTGGGATGATCTTGGTGACTATCTCTCTGAGCTTGGTGCGCTTCCAGACACGTTTTGCGAAGAGCGCGGCTATGTCCTCCAAAGCATTGGAGAGTGAGAGATGGATATCGCATTTCGTGAATTGTTTGTTCTCGTCTGCCAATCCGTTGGCGCTCTGACCCTTGTGGCGGTGGTGATCATTCTTGCCCATGCGTTTCAAGTTCATCGCGAACAAAACAAGTAATTCCTTTTGGTTGGTGGGTGGCGGACCATTCTTCGGCCTAACAGGCGGTCATGGCTCACCAATCAACACACAGACAGGGTTTACCCTTCGAGGCTTCCTCCTGCTTCGTCGCTGTCTGTGAGGGTCTACCAGGGCGTTTGGTAGACCCGCTTATCTCCCGAACTTGCGCGAAAGGGAAAGGCGCAAGCGACTTGGGGGCAGACCACAACACAAGATCTGCCCCCATTTTTTGACCAGCCAGAAAGCCGTTGCGGCGGTGCTTTCTGACCTGATGAGAATTTAAGACAGGCCGGTCCAAAAGGCATCTTGAAGATTAAGGAATATTTCAATGCGCGTTTTTGAAGAGAAGATATATCGCGGCTTGAAAGCGGCCACATTAGACCTTGTTGACGCGTTTGGATTTCTGAAAAGGGCTGCTGCGGCAAGCCGTGTTTCCTTGCAAATGCTAGCGACCTATTACAGCCCACACCACCCACAGACCTTCATGCCTATTGATGTGATGATCGATCTGATGCGGAAGTCTGGCGACCTGTCCCCGCTCGAATATATCGCGGGACTGTTTGAGAAGGAACTGACCGACAAGCCTACAGGCGAAGCAGGATCACACGAAGAACGCACCCGCCAAGCCATCAAGGAAATGGGTGAAGCCATTGCAGAGATAGCAAAAGGTGAGAGTGAACCAGCCATGCTGAAAGAGCTTGAAGAGGCCCAGCAAGCCATTGCGAACCTGCTGAAGACAAAGAAGGCGGGAGAGTGAGGGTAAACCACGAAAAGCGCCTGACGCGCAACGCCAAAGGCAACCGCCTCAAACATATGTGCATGGCCGATGGTTGTGAGAAGTGGGGATCTTTCGGGGTCCAAGTGAATTTCAAATATCGCAAGCCCGGCCTTTGGTTCTGTGGGCAGCATTTGAGAGAATGGAAGGAGATGGAAAGTGAAAGAGAACAGTCATCCAAAGCACGTTCTTAGAGCGCTTGAGCGTCTTAAAAACGGCAACACATTGCGCCGCTCTTACTCCACTTCCGAGGAAGCCCAAATTAGGGGCGGTGGGTATCTATACAGCCTTTATCCGGGTGACCGTAAGTTCCCAACTGTTTCAGGCCGCTACATCGTGGAGCATGGCCTTGTGGAATCCAATAAAGATGGCCTGTTTGGCGATACCCCGCAGACCTTCTCTTTACCTTCTGCGTCTGCCGGAGAGTGAGATGACCAAAGGCACCGTCAATATATCCCGCTCCATCTGGTCTGATGTGGCTTTCAAGAAGCAGCCATTCACTGAACGCGAGGCGTTCATGTGGCTGATCATGGAAGCGTCCTATCTGCCTAGAGAAAAGCGCGTTGGTAGTGTGATTGTGCAGACCTTGAGAGGGCAATGCGCAACCTCTGTCCGGTTTATGGCTGATGCCTGGAATTGGCCAAAATCCACCGTTTCGAGGTTTTTGAAAAGGCTCGAAAACCGGGACATGATCGGGACAGACAGCGGGACAGGTGTAACCCTCGTAACTATCAGTAAATACGACGATTATCAGGCTGAGATAAAGGAAAGTGGGACACCCCGTAAATCAAAAGCGGGACAGCAGCGGGACAGTAGCGGGACAAACTATAAGAAGGGTTTAATAAAGGATAATAATATAACCCCCTCTATATCTCCCCCTGAGAAGCCTAAATCTGATCGCCAATTGTTCGTGGATGCCTTGGTGCCAATGCTTGGGGCAGAGCTGGCAAATGACCTTGCCAAGCATCGCACAAAGCTGAAAGCGTCTAACACACCACGAGCAGCAAGCGGCCTTATCGGCAAGTTGAGCCAATGCCCGAATCCGGTCTTTGCAGCGAATGAGATGATTTTGCGCGGCTGGAAAAGTGTCGAGCCTGAATGGCTGGAAAGAGCGCAAGCTACATCGAAGAACGGCGCGAGCTCCATGGCATCGGCAGCAATTGCCAACCACCAAGCCCGGCAGGAATCCAGCCCGGAGAGTTTCGCTGATATCCCGAACCCCTTTTTGCCTAGACAGGAGGAATTGTACAAATGAAAACCATTGGTGAACTAATCCCCTCCGCCTCCCCTGTCGAGGTGGCAACGGTTGACGCGGAAAGGCAGCAAGAAGTCACACAATGGCTTGCCAGCCGGTCACCCCGCGATATTCCGCAGGTGATGCAGCAGATTGCCAGAAAACACGGCGTCACTTTCAAGACTTACCAAAAGCTGGAATATCCTGAAGGCGGCTTTCGTTCGGTCACGATTGGTTGCAGTATTGGCGGCAAGATCAAAAATGCCAAAGCGGTGGCGGGTGAGATTGATCTGTTGCTCACGCCAATGGCGGAGGGTGGGAAATCTGCCATTGCCACGATAGAGGCTTGGCTTGCAGAGCTGAACAGTATTTGCGCCAGACGCAGCGAAGATCAGACAGGCCAGCGCGTCAGTCTTGCCTCTCTTTCCAGCCGATTGCAGGACTATCCGGTTGATGTGGTGCGCTATGTGCTGCTTGTCAAATCATGGAAATGGTTTCCCACCTGGCATGACCTCAAGGGCGAAGCAGACGCCATTGTGAGTGAACGCAAAGAGCTTGCAAGAGCCTTGCGCAATGCCAAGCCCAAACCGCCAAAGAAACGGCAGATGACCAAGGAAGAGCGCATTGCCCATGCTGATGAGGTGATGAGAGCTTTTCGTGAAGCCAAGGCCGTTAAAAATGACGAAGGACACGAGCAATACCAAGTCCTGACAGAAGACCACAACATTTATGCAAAAGGTGATTGAGATGAACAGCGGAAGAATTGCAGCAGACCAGATACGTGCATTTGTCGAGCGTATTGAACGATTGGAAGACGAAAAGAAAGCTCTTAGCGACGATATCAAGGATGTTTTCGCAGAAGCCAAGAGCAATGGCTATGACGTCAAGGTTTTGCGTCAGGTGATCCGCTTGCGCAAGCAGGACAGCAACGAGCGGCAGGAAATGGAAGCGCTGCTAGACCTGTATCTGCATGCCCTTGGTATGGCCCCAAGCTTCGAGGATGGCGAATAATGCTGAATGAATGTCATTTCATAGGAAATTTGGGGGCTGACCCTGAATCTCGATACACCCAGGCAGGCAAGCAGATTGTCAGTTTTCGCTTGGCAGCTACCGACAAATGGAAAGATCAAGCGTCAGGTGAGCGCAAGGAAAGCACCGAATGGATTAGCGTTTCCATCTTCTCCGAAGGGCTTTGCAAGGTTGCGATGGACTACCTGCACAAGGGTTCCCAGATCTATATCAAAGGCAAGTGGCGCACCAGAAAATGGCAGGACCAATCCGGGCAGGATCGTTATTCGACAGAGCTTGTTCTGTCTGGCCGCGATGGGAAGCTTATGATGCTGGATAGCGGGGAAGGCATGACCGGCGGCGGTCGGCGCACGGCCAGCCCAGATCAAGGCAACCAAGGCGGTGGCTTTGGTGGATCTGGCGGGTTTGGTGGCCCAAGCAATGACATGGATGACGATTTGCCATTCTGAGAGGAGCAAGACCATGGAGAAAAGTGACGGACTATATGCAGAAGACATAGCCAAGTATTGGGAAAAGCGCGGGTTCTACGTGTGTCCTCGGCTTGTGGTTCGTGCGGAAGATGGCGTCTCGCATACGGCTATTGTGACAGACACGATAAACGGTTTGCCGCGCGGGTTCAAAAAGGCGGACCTCTACAAGATCAACCGGGACGAGGTGAGGGGCTGGTGATGACAGATATCGCAGAAGAGAGAATAGTTTTCGCTGTCATGACAAATACGGATCTGACCGAAGGCCGTGGGCATCAATATGTGAAGCATTATTGCTGGCTTAAAGCTACGGCGGTTCGCTTGGCTATCCGTTCATATGTTCAAGGGGCAAATTCGCCTGTCAGAGAGCAGGTTGCTTACCGGATTGGTGGGACATGGTATCTACCGGGCAAAATTGAAAAAGCAACTGAAGCTGACAAGATTGCGCAAGCTTCAATCGATGAAAAACAAGAGGCCGCAGACAAATTTGACAGGGCTGTAGAAGCCGCAATCAAGGCGGGTTTGAGCGAAGAGCATATTCAAGCTCTGAAGGGCCAAGCATGAGCTTGACAATTCCTGCAAATGTGAGCATCTTGGATGAAGCAGCAGCAAAATCTGTTGCGGGGATTGGTCTCCCTTCTATCCGTAGGCGCTCAACCGCGCCACGCATCCATCGTGAGCGTGGTTTTCTTATGGTCGGGCATGTAGGAGCACCTTGTGTGCGCCGCCTCCTACGGGCGGTAAGACCAATCTTGCATTGCCCGACCACCCGGAATTGGTCTTTCGGCGTCGGGCTTGGTTCTATACGTAGGATGCAAGTCATGACTGAATTAGTCTCCCATGCCTTTAACCGTACCCATATCCAGCAACGGCCAGATGACGGCTATCTAAGCGCTACGGCCATGTGCAAGGCGACTGGCAAGCTCTGGGGTAATTACTACCAGAACGATACCACAAAGGCCTATTTGAGCGCTTTGGCAGGGTCCATTGGAATTCCTATAGACCGTCTCGTGGTCAAGATCATGAAGGGTCCAAATGACCAGCGCGGCACATGGGTTCACCCCAAGGTCGCCATTCACCTTGCCCAATGGCTAAGCCCTGAATTCGCTGTCTGGTGCACCAATATCATTCATGACTGGATGGAAGGAAAGCGCGTGGTCGTAAAAGAACACCGACGCAAGGCCCCAGCCCGTAAACTGCCAGACCCTTACACCTTTGCCTCCAACATACCCGTTGCAGATCTTCTCTATAGCGCACAGGGCCATTTAAACGACGCCTTGCGCACCAAGAGCACCACAAAGGCAGAATGGCACACAAGGGTCGCTGCGGGGTGTGTAGGGGCCATGCTGGACAATATGGGCGAAACAGGCCTGCACGTCCTGCATCGCCAGCTAGCCAGCCAGCAACAGACAATCAAACAGATGAAAGGGAAAGTGTGATGGTCTGGCCGTTAAAACTGAAAGAGAACGAAGCCCCAGTTGGCATCAAGAGAATTGACGCCGTGGACCCGCAAGAGGACATAACAGCTATGGAGGCTGCTTTGCTAGCTTCAATGCTCCACAGCATATCAGAGAGAAACCGGGTTGATCTGTGGAGGGATTTTGGCTGCCCAAGATTTGAGAAAATCGACTTTTTCAATAAGCGGCCATCTGGCGCGACGCGTCATATTGTTCTTTTGCTTACTAATGGCGACCTTGTTCGAGGCGATAAGCTCAAGGAACACTTGGAGGCCTTGCAATGACTGACAGGCACCTTTTACCCCCTGACCATCCAGCCCCACCCCACTGCATACCCGCCTATGTCGAAATAGAAGATCTGGAAGCACGGGCGCAAGAGTCTGACTGGACTGGCAATCACGACCAAGCAGACAGACTACGCAAGCAAGCGGATGATCTGAAAGCATCAGGTGATCTATGGTCCCCAACATTTTAGGAGAATGTGATGAGTGAGATAGAGCTAAAGCCGTGCTTATATTGCAAGGAGAAGCGGGTTTCAATCGACATTGAGGTTATTGAGGCTCCTACGGAGTACAATGCAATTGCTCGCTGCAACAATTGTGATGCGCAGGGTCCGGGGGCTTATCGTCACGAAACGAAAGAGGTCGCTATGACTGAAGCGGCGGGGCTATGGAATGCCCGACCACTAGAGAACGCTGCAAAGCCATACACCTATATCGGGAAAGACGGGCATGCAGTTCTTGCACGGGATCTGGAAGACCAGAGAGACGCAGCACACAAGCGCATAGAAGAGCTGGAAGAGGCGAGCGCCAGACTATTTTGCCACCTCGCTGATGCCAAGAGCGCTTTGAAGATGCACCACCGGTGGCATTTGGATTGTGACGAACTAGATAGTTACGCGGTCCCCGATGGCCAAGGCGGATGGATAGGCCTGAATCGTGCGGAAGAGTATGCGGATAGTTCAATGCATGACATTACTGAGGCCATTCTTTCCAAAGGAGACACATAACCACAACAGCATGACAGAAAACGGGTGCTACGGCGGCACCCTTCACCATTCGGAGCGGCACCGATGAAGATAAGAGACATAAACACAAGATCAGAGCAGGCCATGCAAGGCAACGGCTATCACTGGTTCATGGGCTATGTGAAACCAACCCATGAGATGAAGAGCCATGCAGAGCTATATCAGAGGGAGTTCGTATCCTTCCTGCCGGTAGAGAAGGTGAGGCGCAAGAACCGCTTTGCTCCAAGAAATGCACCCAAGTATGTGAGAGAGAGGATCGTTGACAAGGCGGCCTTTGCTGGCTGCATCTATTTTGCCATGCCTCGCTTTGACGCAGAGATGGAATGGTTACGACTTCGTGATGCAAAGATCTTCAGCAGCTTTGTCATACAGCCACACACAGGACGGGCGGCACGGATTCCAGGCAACCAGATGCAGGCATTTGTCGATTTCAACCGTGAGCGCTTCAGTGATCAGGAGAAGCCGGCCAACCCGTTCAAGATAGGCGATAATGTCAAGACCATAGACGCAGCATTGGCGATTGATGCGGAAATCATGGCACTTAATGGCAACAGGGCGGTTGTTGAGGTGGATTTCATGGGCACAAGAAGGCCGGTAGAAATACCACTTGACAGGCTTGAGAAACGCGAAGCTTAAGAGGAAAGGCCCTACTTGACAAGGGTTTTAAAAATATCTTAAGATATTTCAACAGCGTATGAAATTGCCGCTTTGGACCTGTGGATTTGCCCACACATAGCGGCACCCCATAAGGCCTCATATAGAGGCTGGGTACACATCATGCTTTCAAGTGTGAGTGCTACTGCAATGGGGTAAGAGATTGTCTGGCGGCGCTGAAAGTAGCAAGCGCAAGTAGGGTTCCCCGAAATGTCCTTTAGGTTGACAGGCAGCAGGAGTAACGCCCTGCCCAGACAATAATCAGTCTAGGCCATTAAGGCGCTCGTCTCTGTGCAGGCGAGTATAAAGCGAAAGCCGCACATTGCCTAACCCTTAGGGGCTGATCCAGAATCTGGCAGCAAGGCAAATAACAGGCGCGTTCCGTCGTTCACCATGTGTTCAAACACAAGGACAAAGAGAGACAAGGCATGTCCGACAGAACTAATCAGGTTAAGACCAGAGAGCAAGCGGCGTATGATTTATCTTGGAGCGTTGCTGAGAGCCACAATGCGCAAGGCGTTGATGCTATTGAGTGTGTTGCCCGTATGATCTCCAAGGCTGTTTCTGCGAAGCCTGTTTACCGTGTCCCAGCCACAATGATCAGGCTATGACAAATAGAACGGTAGGCGAGATAGAGGCCCTGCCAGGTATGGAAGACTATAACAGCCGCACGCAATGGCAATCACTGTACAAGACAAAGCGCTGGAAGACAGAGCGCAAGCAGTTCCTTGAACAGAACCCACTATGTGTACGATGCCATGAGAGAGGCAAGGTTACCCCCGCAACTGTGGTGGACCACATCAAAGCACATAAGGGCAATCTGGATTTGTTCTGGGATTGGGGTAACTGGCAAGGCCTATGTCAAGCAGACCATAACAGTTGGAAGCAAAGCATAGAGGCACGAGGCTATTCTACACAGATAGGCCCCGATGGTTTCCCCATAGACCCCAGGCACCCAAGCAATAAGTGAGAGCATGGCGCTATTGAGCGACAGGGCGGCGAAGGCAGGCCATATAAATGTCAAGCTATCCGTTGACGCAACTGAGTACACAGAACTACTCAAGGAAATGGAGTGCATTCTTGGAATGCTTGATGATGTTGTGGGCCGGATAAATAGAGCGGAGATTAAGTGTATCGTCGATGATGCCCCTATTAATCCTAAGACAGTAGAATAAAATACCCCAAAAGCACCTCTTAGACACCACTCATACACTGGGCTGGGTAGAATAATATTCTAACAGACGGGAGGGGGTGGTCAAAAGTCTAGGGCGATAAAATCAGGGATCGGTGTGGGGACCTAACTTTTCACTCCCACAATTCAGGTTAACCAAAAAAATAGCGAATGCCACGAAAAAGAACACCCACAGAAAAAGCGGAGATTTCCGGTCAAGCGACGCACAATAAAGCGAGGTTTGCGGATCGGAAACAGAGCAAAAAGGTTTCTTCGCTTGGCGAGCCTTCTGCTTTTCTGGATGAAAATGAGCAGGCCGCTTTTGAAGGTATTCGCAAGATTTATCCTTGGCTGAAAGAGAGCGACAGGATTCATGTTGAAATGACTTCCAGCCTTTACGCGCAATTCGTGAGCGGCGCACGGGCTGAAATGTCACTGGCGGCGATGAACCAGCTTCGACTTTTGATTTCTGCCATGGGCGGGAACCCTTCTGATATCAGCAAAATAACCATGGATGATGATGAGAGCGACGACCCGGCAGCAAAGTACTTCCAGTGACCCGGTAAGTGATTATGCGCTTGGCGTTGTTGATGGTGTGTATCCTGCTGGTCCATATGTGCGCGGTATATGCCAGCGTCATTTGGATGATTTGGAGCGTGGTGGCGATTTATGGTTTGATCTGGAAGCGGCTGACTATGCAATTGGCTTTTTTGAAGATGTTCTGACGGTAGAAAAGGATAACGAGACAGTTCCTTTTCATTTGGAGCCATGGCAGGCCTTTGTTGTTGGCTCGCTGTTCGGATGGATGAAAGGCGACGAACGCAGATTCAACACGGCTTATATCGAGACTGGCAAAGGATCCGGCAAATCGCCTCTTGCCGCGGGTGTTGGGTTGCTTTGCATGGTGGCTGATGGTGTCAAGCGCGCTGAAGTCTATGCGGCGGCAACGAAAAAAGACCAGGCAATGATCTTGTTTCGGGATGCCGTTTCCATGCGAGCAAGTTCAAGGCATCTTCAAAAAGAAATCGGCACGTCCGGGAACAATCCTGTCTGGCAAATGTTCCACACGCCGAGTATGTCATTTTTCAAGCCAATCTCCAAAGAGGATGGTAATTCGGGGCCGCGCCCAAACTGCGCACTGATTGACGAATATCACGAGCATAAGACAGATGAAGTTTTGTCTATGCTCGAAAAGGGCTTCAAGTTTCGCAAAAGCCCACTTCTTTTTGTCATCACGAATAGCGGGTCTGATCTGAAAAGCCCGTGTGGCTTGGAGCATCAAAGGGCCTGCCGTGTATCACTGGGCCAACTGAATGAGGGCGAAGAGGAAGCGGCGGATAGATATTTTCCATATGTTGCATCACTCGATAAAGACGACGACCCGCTAAACGACCCCTCTTGCTGGCCCAAAGCAAACCCGACACTTGGGGTTACGATCAAAGAGACATACCTTGCCAAGCAAGTTGCCGAAGCAAGGTCAATGCCATCCAAGCAAAACAAGGTTCTCAGGCTGAACTTTTGCCGTTGGACCGATGCTGAAAACGCATGGATCACAACAGAAGCTTGGAAAGCAGTTGAAGACGACGAGCTGACCATTGGCGATTTTGTCGGCAAGCCTTGTTATGGCGGCCTTGATCTGTCTTACACGCAGGATTTGACAGCCCTTGCATGGGTTTTCCCCGAAGAGGACAAGCTGCATGCTTTTGTTCAGTTCTACAAGCCTAAAGATGTTCTGAAAGAGCATTCAGAGCGAGATACGGCTTTCTATGTCGATTGGGCGGAACAAGGATTCATCACGCCAACGGTCGGCAAGGTGATCAAGCTCAAGCCGATAGCGCAAGACATTGGTGATGCGGTTGATGATTATGACGTGCAATGCATCGCCTATGACAAATATCGCCATAGAGAGCTTGCAGACGATGCGAACGATTTGGGCGTTGCGGCACCTTGGACAGAGCATCCTCAAGGTTTCAGACGAGCGTCTACTACTGATGAATTTGGCAAGCGGGTAGAAAACCCGCTTTGGATGCCAAAGAGCTTTGAACAGCTTGAGAATGCAATCATCGAAAAGCGCTTGATTGTTCACGTCAATCCCGTCTTGCGCTGGAATGTGACAAGCGCCGTGGTCAGAGAAGACCCAGCAGGAACCGATAACAGAATTTTTGACAAGCGAAAATCACTCGCGCGCATTGATGGTGTCGTTGCTCTTGCAATGGCTGTTGGTGCGGCCAACGCAGGAACGCTATCAAGTGGACCGTCAGTCTATGAAGAGCGCGGCGCACTGGTGATCTAGAGGCATTATGGGAATTCGAGAATTCTTTTTCGGCTCGCGGGAAGCGCCGCAAGCTGCCGTACAGTCGCGCGATGGTGGTGTGGTTATCAATTCGCCGCAAGATCTGGCTGATGCGATAGAAGGCCAGATGACTTCCAAGTCAGGGCAGACTGTCAACGCTAATACTGCCTTGAAAGTGGCGGCTGTGTTTGCATGCGTCCGGATTATTTCAGGGGCGGTTGCAAACCTGCCAATTCATGTAAAGCGCCGCATTGATGCCGAAACAAGAGAGGATGCTTCAGGTCATTTTCTATGGAAGCTTTTGCGCAAAAAGCCGAACCGTTGGCAGACACCCTCTCAATATCGCCGCATGATGCAAGCGCATTTGCTTTTGCGCGGCAATGCCTATTCTCTGAAGGTCAAGGGGGTGCAGGGCAAGGTTGTTGAATTGCTGCCGATGCATCCAGATCGGATAGAGGTCAAGCAGGCTGATGATCTTAGCATCGCCTATGAATATACCAACAAGAGCGGTCGCAAGCAGGTATTCCCACAAGAAGCGATCATGCATCTGGTCGGGCTAACCTTGGACGGTGTGAATGGTGTTTCAGTCATCACCTATGCGCGGGAAACAATCGGGCTTTCTCTTTCGATGGAAGATCATGGCGCAACCACGTTCAAGAATGGTGCGCGGCCTTCCAGTGTTTTGAAGCATCCCGGCAAGTTGGGACCTGAGGCAATCGAAAATCTTCGGGCTTCTCTTGAGGCTTACAAGATGGGCGGTGAGAGTGAAGGTAAATCCCTTGTTCTTGAGGAAGGGATGGACGTTAGCCAGCTCACAATGACAGCAGAAGACGTTCAATATATCGAAAGTCGGAAGTTTTCACGCTCAGATATCGCAATGTTCTTCGGTGTGCCGCCTCACATGATTGGTGATACGGAAAAAAGCACGTCTTGGGGTTCCGGAATCGAACAGCAATCCATTGGCTTTGCCACCTACACGCTTGAAGACCATCTGACCACCTGGGAAGAGACGATCAATCGGGATCTTGTTCCTGAACAGGATGACGACATTTATTCGCGTTTCAACCGCAATGCGCTTGTTCGTGGCGATATGAAGACCCGGCAGGGCTTTTATACGGCGATGATGCAATGGGGCGTTTACAGCCCGAATGAAGTGCGCGCCCTTGAAGAAATGAACCCACGGGACGGCGGAGAAATCTACTACGACCCTCCTAACACGGCAGGAGGCCAGGACACGCCTCAAGAAAGCGAAGGTGACACATGAGCCTTAGAACTCTACCAGAGGCGAAGACGTTTCAGCGACCCCAGAATTTCCAATGGGACGCGCCATCAGATGTGCTTGCCAAATGGGCAGGAACCCCGCTCGCAAAAGCATCTGGCGATAACTCAACAATCAGCATGTTTGATGTGATTGGGGATGATCCTTGGAGTGGTGGGGGCGTCACTGCCAAACGGATCAGCGCGGCGCTTCGGTCTATTGGTGAGAAGGATGTAACCGTTCAGATCAATAGCCCAGGTGGCGATATGTTTGAAGGCATTGCCATTTACAACATGTTGCGCAAGCATCCGGCCAAGGTAACGGTCGAGGTCTTGGGTTGGGCGGCGTCCGCTGCGTCCATCATTGCGATGGCGGGTGATGAGATCAAGATGGGCCTTGGCTCATTCATGATGGTTCATAATGCTTGGGGTGTTGTGATTGGCAATCGGCACGATCTGCAAGACGCTTCCGAATTGTTCGAAGGCTTTGATAACGCGATTGTTGACATTTACGAAGCCAGAACCAGTGCAAAGCGTGACGAAATTGTCAAGCTGATGGACGCAGAGACCTTTATGGGGCCTAGCGCGGCGCTTGAAAATGGTTTTGCTGATGCAATTGATGATGAGCTTTCCATTGATGAAGGCGAAGCAAAGAATATGGACCGCAGCCTTATGGCTCGCAGGCAGACAGAGGCCGCTCTTGCAAGGGCAGGCTATTCCAGAAATGACAGATCAGAATTGCTCAATGAAATGGGCATCGATAAAGCGACCCCGCGTGATGCAAGTCGCAAACCAGCCGAGCGCGATGCAGGCATGAACGCTTCTATTCGGAAGCTCATAGAAACAATGAAATCTTGAGGTGAGACCATGACTATGGCTCTTAATCACCGCGCGCGCGGCATCACTGGTGTGCGTGCTGATGCGGGTAATGCGGCTGAAATTATTGCCGAGTTGCAAAAAACCTTTCAGGCGTTCAAGGACGAACACGCAGCCGAACTGAAAGGCATCAAGAACAAGTTTGCTGATGTGGTTCAGACTGAAAAGGTCGAGCGCATCAACAACGAAATTACCGAGCTGACCAAAGCAATGGAAGAGACCAACAAGGTCTTGGCCGCGCTTCAGCTTGGTGGCACTGGCTCTCCTGAAGACCCTGCCAAGGCCGAACACGCAAAGGCTTTTGATACGTTTTTCCGCAAAGGCGCCGAAAACGGTTTGCGGGATCTGGAAGTCAAGGCCAGCTTGACCACGCAGTCAGACCCGGACGGTGGCTATCTGGTTCCGGAAGAAATGTCTTCGACCATTGACCGTGTTGTTGGTACTGTTTCCGCAATGCGTTCGCTTGCTACTGTCCTGCCAATTGGAACAAGCACCTATAAGAAGCTTGTCAATATGGGTGGTGCCGGTTCTGGTTGGGTCGGTGAGACTTCGGCTCGTCCTGAAACTGATACTCCAACCTTGCGCGAGCTGGTTTTCAATACCATGGAAGTCTATGCCAACCCGGCAGCAACGCAGACTTCTCTTGATGACGCGCAGATGGATATCGCTACTTGGTTGGGGAATGAAGTTTCCATTGAATTCGCCGAGCAGGAAGGTGATGCATTCATCAATGGTAACGGCGTCAACAAGCCGCGCGGTGTACTGCAATATGACAATGTTGCAAATGCTTCCTACGCTTGGGGCAAGCTTGGCGTCATCAACACTGGCGCTGCTGCTGCCTTTGCTGCGAGCGATCCGGGTGATGCGTTCATTGATCTGTATTATGCACTGAAATCCCAGTATCGTCAGGGTGCCACCTGGCTGACTTCCGATGCTGTGATGGGCAAAATCCGAAAGTTCAAGGATGGTGACGGCAATTACCTTTGGGCACCGCCAACCGCTGCGGGTGAAGTTCCGACGATTCTGGGTAAGCCTGTCTCAACTGATGACAACATGCCTGCTCTTGCTGCCAATGCCCTGCCTGTTGCCTTTGGTAACTTCTCGCGCGGGTATCTGGTCATTGATCGTGCTGGCATTCGCGTCTTGCGCGATCCGTTCAGCAACAAGCCTTATGTGCATTTCTATACCACAAAGCGCGTTGGCGGTGGCGTTCAGAACTTCGAAGCCATCAAGCTGATGAAGTGCGCGGCCTAATCAACTGACAATATGGGCGGCAATGTCGCCCTTTCTCCATGGAGATTGAACGATGAAAGACATTCATTCCGATATGACGGTTGTCAGTGCCATTGGTGCGGCGGCGCTCAATGCGGACAACACCCCGGCTGCTATTGATCTGCAAGGTTACAATGCGGCTGAAATCATCCTGGCGGTTGGCATTGGCGGGATCACGTTTTCAGGGACGAACAAGATCGAGTTTGTGCTGACCCATTCCGACGATGACAGCACTTACACCAATGTCAAGGACGCTGACATGCTTGGCGTGACCAGCATTACGGATGGCAAGATCAAGTCCCTGACCGCCGCTCATGCCGCTGCTGCAAATTACCGTTTTGGTTATCGTGGCGGGAAGCGCTATCTCAAGCTGCTGGCTGACTTCTCTGGTACTCATGGCACCGCCACTCCAATGGCGGCGATGGTTATCAAGGGCTATGGCTATAACCAGCCAGAAGACAACCAGGCATAAACAGGGCTGGCGGCGCTGCCGCCTCCCACTATGGGGACATGATCATGAAAGTGATTGTTACAAAACCGTTTCCCGGTGTTCGTGATGGTGAGACAAAAGTCACACAATTTGCTGTTGGCGACGAGTTGACCGGTGAGCTGGCCTCCGTTGCCTTGGCTGAAAAATGGGCAATAGAAGAGAAAAAGCCTCGCAGTCAGGCGAAAAAAGGCAAATAGCCAATGTTCAAACCTCAATTAGTTGTCGCGCCGGTTGCCGGGCTTGTCACCATGGATGAGGTGAAGGCACAAGGATATATCGAGCATACAGACAGTGATGATCTGATCACGCGATTGATTGGGGCTGCTACGTCATTTCTCGATGGATATTCCGGGCAGTTGGGCCGTTGCCTGATCAGCCAGACTTGGAAAGTCGAGGCGCATGACTGGTGTAGAAAGATCCGCCTTCCATTCCCGGATGTTCAATTAGCAACGGTCAAATATCTGGATGAAAATGGCGACACACAAAGCGTTTCAGCCTCTTATGTAGAAATTACCAAAGAACATACGGGTGATATAGTCCATTTGTTGGACAGCTTTTCTTTCCCGGCCTTGAAGGATAACGCAATTGCGCGGGTGTGGGTGGAATTTGTTGCCGGGTACGGCGACGCTGCCAGCGATGTGCCGCAAGCGATCCGTCACGCTGCCCTGTTACTGATTGCGCATTGGTACGAAAACCGCGAAGCGACAATGGTGGGCATAAGCTCACAGCATACGAAACTGGCTTTTGACAGCCTTGTTCAACCTTTCAGACAAGTAGGACTCTAATCTTATGGCAGATCTAACAATTACGGCTGCAAGTGTGGTCAAAGGCGCAAATGCTGTACTTGAAGCAGGTACCGCAGGGGCAGCCATCACGGCGGGACAGGTTGTCTATCGTGACAGCAGCTATAAATATCAGCTTTGTGACGCAGACAGCGCAACAGCAGATGCCAAGAAAATCCGTGGTGTTGCGCTGAATGGTGCGTCGGACGGCCAGCCTTTGACGATCCTGAAATCAGGCAAGGTCACCATCGGCGCAACTTTGGTAGCAGGTACGACTTATGTCCTGTCCGATACAGCTGGCGGCATTGCCCCTCAAGCGGATCTTGGCTCTGGTGATGACGTGGCAATCCTTGGTGCTGCCACATCAACCAGTGAAATCAACGTCGCGATCAACAATACAGGTGTTACCCTGTAGCGGGTAGTTTCAAGCTCATTCCCTTGGCTGGGGCTTCTTTTATATTGCTGCGATAGAGGCAGCTTAGTGTAATGGGGGTGTCCAAGTGATGCTTGAACCGGGTGAGGCAAGCTTGAGCCAGTTGGAGGCCTTTATCATTGTCATGGCGACGGGCTGCATCGGTTAGATAGCTCTGCATGGTCAATAACAGGTCTTCTTGCGGAATGCTGGCCGCGAACTCTTCCGGGCTTAGGGTTTGGCGCTTTGTTGGTGGTCTGCGGTTGTGAGCGCGTACAGGAACGGTTTTGCCATTCATGACCTGATCGAAGACCTCGACCATCTGGATTGTCACTTCGGTTGCGTTTGGTGTTTCACTCTTGGTGCAAAGGAACAGGGCCTGCTTTTCGGTTAGCCAATATTCCTTACTTGGCCTGCCTCCTTTGGAGGTTTTCGCCGCCGTGGCTAAAACTATTTTGCCTAGCTTTTCCAGTACTTTGGAATGGCGGGTAATGAGTTTTCGGATCTGGTAAGGAAACTGGAAGCCTAAGGCTTCAGCTAAGCGCAAATCGTGGATGCGCGGCTCATGATTAATGGTGGTATTAATGTCAGTAATGCAAAGTAGAGCGGTCATGACAAGGCCTCTTTGTATCGGCGTTTCAGGGCCGCGAACGAAGAGACTTTCTAGGGTCTTTCCGAAGGCGGGAGGCTAGAAACCTGTACAAAGTCAGGCGCTACGCTTTCCCCTTGCGGGTATTTTATAACGCAGGCCCTCCCGCCCGAAAAAAGAGACAACCGGAACGAAGGCAGAATTTGGGCATAAAAATACCGCTGGCTTACGGGTGCGGTATCCGCTTTGTACTAGAGGTTTCTAGGCCTCGCTTGGGAGGATGCGCTTATCTGCAAAAATTGTCAACCCATCAAAGTTTAGACTCGACTCTGGCGTGCGTTCCAGTACCTTGAAACCAAAATGTAAGGGACGCATCATGGATTGGCTTGTTATTGCGGGGTTCGTTGGAATTTTGGCCTATATCATTTGGGATATTTGGCTGAAAAAGCCTAAATCCAAGACAGCCAATAGGCAAAACCCTGCTTATGCCAAAAGCAAAGAGCAGTACTTTGCTGAGAACTACAATGATGATCCTGTCGAGTACGTTCCGCAAAATCCAACTTTCCCGGATGGGGAATGGGCGTATATCGATAATTTTGCCATCGCCGGGACTAGCTTTAACTATGATAATGCCCTGCTCTTCATTGAAGAGGCTGATGACATTGACAATACGTGCGGCCTTGTCCTCACATACGAGCCTCGGAACAAATACGACAAAAATGCTATTCGTGTTGAAGGTTGGATAAACAGAAAGGAAAATAGCAGGCAGATCGGTTTTATCCCGAAGGAAATAGCTCGCGATATTGCTACAGCATATGGCAGGCCAAAACTCGCCGCTAAATTTACACGCGGGTATTCTGGGCGCAGTGTGACAATCTACATTAGTTTGTACCAGGCATGTCAGTGAACTACTTAGGGGGGTGACTATGAGAGCTTTAGCAATAATCATTGCCATATTTTTAGCGGGCAATGCCTTGGCCTCTGATCAACAAGGTCATTGGAAGGCAATTTCTAAAAGATCAAAAATCAGTGGTAAGCCTTTTGAAGTTATCTATGTCGAAGCGAACGATGGAGCAAACTGCTCTGCCATCGGCTCGCAGCCTGCTTATTTTGCTTTTAAGTGTGATGAAGGCACCCCGCTTGTTGCGCTCCATACTAACTGCGTAATGAATGATGAAGACTATAATGAGATCCAATACCGATTTGATGAAGATGAAGTAAGAGCAAAATATGTCCACCGCCTCCCTGATATGATGGGCCAATACATAAGAATGAATAGTGCGATAGAGTTTGCGAAAGAGGCGCTTGGGAAGAAGGAGCTTGTAATTCGAGCCAGCGACCACCGAGGCGCATTTATGGAAATGGATTTCAACATCACTGGCATTGAGGAGGCTATCGAGCCTGTGCGGAAAGCATGCAACTGGTAGCTATATTCTTTCTTGGTCTGTTTTGGTGCACTCAAACTATTGCAATGCCTCACATGGAGAAGTGCCCGGCAAGAGGTAAGCGGATCACGTGTGTTATTGATGGTGATAGCTTTTGGCTGAATGGCAAGAAATACCGCCCAATTGCTTATGACACGCCTGAACCACGAACAGGAGTTTGCGGTGAAGCGTTTGAAAAACAGTTGGCAGCAAAGGCCACAGCCCGTTTTATTCATCTTCTCAACTCAAATGATTGGGAAATTATCAGAACAGGTCGTAAAGATCGAAATGGGCGTCACTTGGTTCATGTTCGTATCAATGGGCGTGACATTGGAGATATCTTGATCTCAGAGGGCCTTGCGCGGCGGTGGCCCAATGGGCATGAATGGTGGTGCGATTAAAGCGCCAAAACAATCGAATAAATTTCAAAGGTCTCTCTGCCGAGGGGCCTTTTTCTATGGGGTATCCAATGCGAGCCGGATCTATGCGCGACAAGGTTTCTTTTCAGCGCAAAACCAAAGTGTCAGACGGTGGCGGCGGTCATGAAATCACATGGGTTGTCATTGCTAAAGTGTCTGGCCGCTTGTCGCTTGAGAAGGGCGGCGAGCGCGTACAGGCAGGCCGTATTGAAGCTCCGGTATCAGGTGTGCTGGTCGTGCGTTATTCGTCTGATATCGCGGGCCTGACCAGTGAAGACAAGGCTGTGATTGATGACATTGACTACAATATCAAAGGGCAACCCGTAAACCGCGACCGTCGCAAGCGTGAGCTGGAAATGACGGTTGAACGGGGTGTAGCGGTTTAATGGCAGATGGCGCTTCTTTAAATGTTTCAAAGGCTCGAAAGAAAATATCAGGCTTAAGGAACCTATCCACTTCACTAGATGCAAAGCTCGACGCCGCGTCTCAAAAGAATTCAGAGGAATTTGTTGAGACAGCAAGGCGCTACACACCAAGAGATACCGGTAATCTTGCTCAATCCTTGGTGGCTTTGAAGGACCCAAAAGATAGCATTTGGGGGATCTATGGGGACTTTTATTGGTTTTTCGTTGAAAACGGTACAGCTCCAGGCGTCAGAGGCCAGAAAACACGGAACGCTAAAGGTAATTCCAGAACTGCACGGCGAACCCATCCCGGCAGCAGACCGAGGCCGTTTATTTTCACAACATACAGAATTTTGAAAGAGCGGTTTCACGGGCGCTATCGCCGTGCGATCAACAAGGCAATTAAAGAGGTAATAGGCTGATGCCTTCATACGTTTGGAACTTGCAGAAGGCCATATATGACGCGATTGTCACGGCTGCTGCACCAGAGATTGAAGGGGGTAGGGTTACAGACGAATGGCACGAATCCCCAGAACAATCGTTCTTCCCTTACGTTTTCTTCCAGCCTGAAAATTCCCTACCCAATAATGCTAGTTGTCATCAAGGGTCTACCCGATATTGGGGCATCCATATCTATTCGCGGTCATCCTCAAATTCAGAGTTGAGTTCTATATCTGGCAGGATTTGGGAAGCATTTGATGGCGTCAAACTGTCCGTTTCAGGGCTGGGTACGGCATATGCAACCATTCAAAGCGATACGGACGTAAGCCTAGCGAAAACACGCGGCACAAAAATTGTAATTCAAATCGAATGCAGAGAGGTCTAAAATGGTTAACACCCCAGGCAAAGAGCTGACCATCAAGGTTGGAGATGGCGCAGACCCAGAGGTCTTTTCTCTTATTTGTGATGTGAAGGATAAAACCCTCACCATCAACAACAACCAAATTGACACAACAACACCAAGCTGCACCGACCCGACCGGAAAGCTGATCAGTTCAAGCGAATATGGTGTTCAAACCCTATCCCTGTCTGGCTCCGGGTTAGCGAACGATGGTGCAGTTTTTCAAAGGTTTCATGACGCTTGTTTGAATCAAACAAAGCCGAATATTGAAGTCAATGTACCCAATGTGAAGAAATACACCGGGGCTGCATTCATTGAAAGTCTGGATATTCAAGGGACCTTTGACGATATGGTCACTTTTGATTTTTCCTTGTCGATGACAGGGACAATCACCGTAGGGGATGCTGATTGATGCCTCAGGAAGCAAACAAGATCCGTGGCGAAACGCCTTTGAAGTTTGGCGATGATGAAATCATTATCTCATCCTGTATGGAAAACCTTGCAAAATATGTTGATGTGGTTGGCGATCTGGATTTTGAGCAGGTTTCATCAAAATTGAGGGACATAAAAGAGCATAAATTTGTTGGCTCTGTCCTTCAAGCCCTGTGCATTGATGGCGATGCTAAAAAGGCATGGAGTAATGCCCGTGGGTTTGGCGATTTCAGCCAAGCCTATGCAGGGATAATGACAACAATTTTCCCGCAGGATGATGAGGGAAACTCGGAAGCCGAAGCGGAGGAGAACGACTAAAAACCTTCCCGCTTCGGCAGTGGTTAAAGATGTGCCCTGCAATAGGGTGGACCCCAGATATTTTTTGGAAATCTACGCTTGTCGAATTTCTTGCGGCCTGTGAGGGATATGCGCAGATGAACGGCAATGGTGATCCGTTCGCCAAATGGACCAAAGAAGATATCGAGCGTGTAAAGAGCTATAAAGATGGCAGTTAAAGAAGAAGTTCTCATAACCAAGCTGGAATTGCGTGTAAGAGATGCCGAGCGCAATGCAAAGCGGTTTGAGAAGAAATTTACTGAATCCATGGGGCGTGCTACTGCAAACTCTAAAAAGTTCAACACGTCTATTGCGAATGGGTCTAGCCGTATTCAAGCAGCAACCAAGTCTCACCGCAGGCTTGGGCATGCTGTTCAAAACGCCTCTTACCAGTTCGGTGATTTCTTTGTCCAGATAGCGTCAGGGCAGGATGCTATTAGAGCCATGTCGCAACAGGTTCCGCAGTTGCTGGGCGGCTTTGGTATGATGGGCGCAGTTCTTGGCGGCGTTGCGGCTGGTGCTGGTGCGCTATGGCAAGTAATGTCATCCAGTGACAGCGCCAGCTCATCCTTGGCACACGTCAACAGCCTTTTGGATGAAATGGCAAAGAAATATGATGATGTTGCCATTGCAATGAAGGCGACACAAGAAGCGGCAAAATTTGATCAGGTTATAACCGATACCGACAGGACAGAGGTTTCGGTCAGAAAGCTTGAAAAAGCCTTGGATGATGCGATGCAAAACATCGCAAGAAACATGGAGGCTTGGTCAAGAAACATCGGTGATGTTGATCATCTGCCAAAGGCTTACGCCCCCATTGTAAAGAAGCTCCAAGAGCTTGCCAAAGAGCTTGAAGACGGGAAAATCAGTCTAAGTGAGTATCAGGAAGCATTATCCAAAATCGCTCAAACAAATGCAGATGAAGGGATTTCCAGAGTAGCCCGATCCATGCGTGATGCTGCTGCTGACGCGCTTGCCCTTAAGCGGCGGTTGGATGAAGCAAGTGCTTCATATGCCACTCTCGCCAACAAATCTACATCTGGTACGCCAGAGCAGCGCGAGAAGCTATCAAATATTTACGGAGAAATGGCGGACACAAGATCTGCCCCATCCGTTGAAAAGAAGAACGCATTTTACACGCTTCGTGATCAGAAATTGCGGCAAGATCAAGCCAGAGCAAGCAAGGCTAGTAGATCAGCCAAAGCAACCGCAAATGAAGCACAGCGCAAGGATGACCGGATTAAGCGACGTATTGCGGAATTGAAAATGCAAGGCGAGGCAATCCGGCTTAATGCGACCGAGCAAAAAATTCTGAATGAGCAATTCCGTCTTGGGATAGAGCCGACTTCAGAATATGGGAAAACGATAGAACAAATTATCGCTGCGAATGATAATGCAGAAAAGGCAACAAGATCCCTGGCACATGTTCAAGGCCAATTTCAGAGCGCCGCAATGTCAGCGTTCGGTGAATTTACATCACAAATCAAAACAGGCAATAAAGCTCTGGATTCACTTATTCAGAACCTTATCAATGCAACAGCTCAAGCGGCTCTTTTTGGCAACGGGCCTTTGGCGGGTCTCTTTGGCGGCAAGGGTGGAGGCGGCGGCGGTGGTATGCTTGGCGGACTTCTCTCAAGCTTCGGCGGCTTTTTTGCCAAAGGTGGTACTCTTGGTGCGGGGCAATGGGGGATTGCTGGGGAAAATGGGCCAGAGCCAATCATGGGGCCAGCTAATATCTTACCTAATTCCAGCATGAAAGGCGGCGGATCATCCAGTGTGGTCATTCAATTGGCTGACGGGTTGATTGGTTCCATTATTCAGGAAAACAATCAAAACACGGTGAAAATCGTGCAAGCCTCAGCTGGACCAATCGCTGACAGCGCGGTCGGGAAGGCCAAAAAAGGCATTGCACAAGGTGATTTTGATGGCTCGATGAGTCGTTATGCAGCAAGGCCAGTAACGAGGGCGCGGTAATGGCAATTTTCCCTTCAGATTTACCTTGTCCATTAGACGGTACTGCAAGTATCCAGATTAATGATGGCATTGTTGAAGATAGCGGAGAGATTGGACTGCCGCGCAAACGCAGACGAACAACGCGAGCGCTCAAGGTCTTTTCATTTACTCTTCGGATGACCTATGCGCAGCAACAGACGTGGGCGACATTTTATCAGACCACAATCAATTATGGACTAACGCCCTTTACTTGGGCATATGAGGGCGTCAATTACACGGTTGAATTGGGTTCCGCACCGAGCGTCAAAAGCGTAACTGGCAGCATAAAAGACTATGCTCTGACATTCCGGGAAGTCTGATGCCGACAACAACAAATGCAGACCGCCACAGAGTGAACCTGCACCCACAGGAAGACCCTATCCTCTGTCTGATCGAGTTCTGGGAAGAGGGGTCAGACTATTATGTCAGAGCGGTGGTGGATACGGACGATTACACATATGAGGGTAATGTCTATACCCGCTCTCAGATTGATGTGTTGTTGCCCAAATCATCCGGCCAGCAAAGCAGTGCAGCTCTTGAAGCTAGTAACATAAACAGGGTTCCGGGTCAGTTGGTTCTGTCAGCCGAACGGCGTGTGAATGTTCGCTTCATTGTTGTCAATACAGAGCTGGATACGACACTCATTGACACAAAGACACATTTCTTTGCCCAGACCAAGACAGTGACAGTTGAAACCGTGGCTTTTGAACTTTCTTCCAAGCTCGATCTGGCTGAGCCGGTCCAAAGCAAGGCCGTGACAAAATCGGAGTTTCCCGCTCTTTGGCTATGACACCGCAAGATTGCATTTCCCGGCTTTTGGGCGTTCGATATGAACCAGCGGGGAATAGCTTCTCTGCGGTTGATTGCTTTGGCGTTGTGGAGCTTTGGTACAGGCATGTGCTTGGCGTGGGGGTGGAAGATAGATCAAACCACCCGCCAACCCATGAAGGGCTCCAGAGGGGCGTTGAGAGCATTTCCAACTGGGAAGCGGTCGACACACCTCAAGATCATTGTTTGGTGCTGATGCAGGCAGGCAGGCTCAGGAATGGGCATATCGGCATCTATTATAACGGCCATGTGCTGCATGCTGATCGCAAAGCAGGCTGTTGCGTCTGTCAGAAGATCACGGACCCGGCCATTCAAGGCTCAATTACAGGCTATTTGAAACATAATGAAAACCCAACTCATTGACGGTCTGGGCCATACGGCTCATGTCGAATTGCCCTTTGGCTTGTCGGTCAAAGAGATGGTTCGCGGCCTTGGTCTGTCTGCTGGTCAGGCAACAGTATGGATCAAGCAGGCAAACGGTCTTTGGAAAGAGCTGGATAGAGGCCTTTGGGCTTATGTTAAACCAAAGCTTGAGGGGGTGGTCAAATTCACCTTCAGGCAAGGTGGAAGCACGGTAAAAGCGATTATTGGCGTTGTGGCCTTGATCGCAACCATCATTGCGCCTTTCTTGGCTCCATTGACAGCGACCCTTTTGCTTGTTGCCGTGGCTGCGGCCAGTATTGCGGCTAACTTGCTGTTTCCGGAAGAGCCTCCGAATTTATCGTTGGGTGGCGGCGGGTCACAAGAAGCCGAAGCGGTCCGCAAGCTGGCGAATGTGCAAAGTGACAGCAATCCGGTAGCAAAAGGCGGGTATCTGCCTATCGTGGTTGGTGAGCGTCGTATCAGTCCGCCAGAGTTAAGCGACCCAAGATATAGCCTTGATGATAGCCGACAGGTTGTTGAGCGTATTTTTGCTTTTGATGGTCAGCACGCATTGACGGATATTCAGGTTGATGGAGCGCCAATCTCTGACTATGCCGCGATTACAACCGAAACCATCGAAGGTGCGGGAGATGACGCAACCAGCACCTTTGTCAATAAATGCTGCAAGGTTGAAGATGTTCGGGCAAGGCTGGCTGTTTTTGATCTGGATGACCGTGATCTTGTGAACCAAGACCAGCCAAGCAAATCAGAGCCAACCTATACCAGATTTACAACGGTTGCCCATAATGATCTGGAAGAGATTGTTATTCGCCTTCAGATAGACAGTTTCGTGAAATCTGATGCCCCGTCAACCAACATTCGCTTGCCCTTACGGATAAGATTCCGTGAAAAAGGATCAAATGGTGCCTGGAATAATCTGCCCGAAGTGCATGTAACCGGTAGGGCGCAAGGGTCCAGTCTGAAAGAGTTCCGGATCCGTTGGGATAATGTCTTTGGCTCAGAGAACGAGCCGGGCGATTTGGGCTATGAATTCTGGCAGAATGTTCCAGCGGCAGGCGATACACTTTCCAGTGGGTCAACTGGGGATCAATGGCAGGCCCACAGCCATTTTGTTGATGGGGCAGGGCTGAAGGATGTAGCCAATATTGTTGGTGGCCGTCAGGGTGTTCGTGTCACGCTTGATGATGACTTTGCCAAGGTGGCTTACGAGTGGGAAATCATTCGAGGCTATGCACTGACACAATCCAGCCTGAATGGATCATATGCTTATAGCGGGTCTGTGCCTTCCTTGTTTGAAGGCTATCTGGATGGGCAAGTCTACAAGGTCAAGGTAGAGCAAACGCCATTTAACGGCACGATTTCAATCAACCATGTTCAGGCATTGGTCAATCAACAACCTTGCCAGAGGCCAGCAACGGGGTTGATTGGCGTCAAGTCGGTTGATGAGACTATCCGAAACGTTACGGTCATGGCGGCTCGTTATGTGAAGGATTGGGACGGTTCAGGCTGGAACACAGTAACCGCGACCAGCAAGAACCCCGCCACTCATGCGCGGCAGATCCTTTTTGATGCCATGAAGCGTCTTGGGGTCTCGACAGACCTTATAGACAATGATGCGTTTGTTGCCTGGCGTCAGGCCTGCATTGACAATGGCTATGAAGTTTCAGCGGTTTTCTCTGGCACACCATTCAGAGAAGTGCTTGAGATCTTGGCTGCTGCTGGCTTTGCAAGAATGACCTTTTCGGACAAGTTCAGTGTTGATTGGTTTCGGGATCGTTCGGCAGATATGCCGGTCGTTGCTTTCACACCAGCCAATGCAAACATATCCGTTGAAGTGGTTGAGCCTGAATTGCCAATCGCCATTCGTTGCAAGTTTCAGGATGAAGCCGATGATTTCAAGGATGCAGAGACGGAAGTCAACAACCCGTTTGTGACAACCATAACCGGGCAATCCGTGCGAGAATATAAAGGCATTACAAAGAAGAGCCTTGCACGTAAGAGAGCTTATTTCGATCTGTTGCAGGCCGTTTATCAAGGCAGGCAGCGCGTATCTGTCTCAAGCGCCACACAAGCAACGGTTTGTGAGCGTGGGGATCTGGTTTTGCTGGTGACGGATCTGATTGACGACAAGGCCTTTGGCGGCGTTGTCAGAGAGGTTTTATCAAACACAACTCTGGTGATTGACCAAGGGCCAACGGTTGAAGGGTCAACGGCATTCTTTGATGCAACAAATGTCTTTGAATCCTCAAACATCTTTGACGAAGGCCTGCAATCGTCTTTGTGGATCAGGCACGATCAAGGTGGCGATGAAATAGAGGTGTCAAGCGCTCATCTTGGCAGCGATGGCCTTATCACTGTCCGTCTGGCTTCTGCCCTGTCATCAACAAACGTGACTGGTGCACATGTTGTGATCGGTCCCAAGGCGCAATTGCTAAAGCGTTACATCGTTCTGGATGTGGATCGAGAAGCCGAAGAGAGAGCAAGCCTTACCCTTGTTCCAGAAGCCCCTGAAATTTACGAGCATTTGCAAAGGTTCGAAGCATGACCGCAAAGAACAAGATTGGTGTAGAGGCTGATTATCCATCTGATAAATCGGCGGCTACCTATACTGGGACAGTTAACGATTCAGTCTTTTCCGTGGCAATGCGCAATGTCGGGATGCTGACGGGCGTCGGGGGCACCGCAAACGCAATCACAGGCAATGCACCAGTATCGGACAATCTGGCCTATACTGACGGGATGCAAGCGCAGTTTGCAGCACCAAGCACGAATACAGGGGCCGTTACCCTGAACATTGGCGGGCTTGGGGCTAAATCTCTGAAAGACAATTCAGGGCAAGCGCTCGATCCCGGCGTTATTGCAGCGGGGAACCTTGTCACTGTTGTTTTCTATTCTCCTGATGATGAGTTTCGTCTACCTGCTTCGGGCGGTACTCAGAACGTTACTGTTCAAGGCGGCTTGACTGTCAAGCGATCTGCATCAAAGCGGGCACTGGCTGCGGTTGCCTCGACTACAAGCTTATCAAGCATTGTCACGCAGGCTTTTCAGACGGTCTATTCAGCTTCCCGCGTGATTGTGACGGGTGAAATTCTTCTCAAGACTGCAAGCGGGTCTGATGATGCTGATGGGCTAGTTGTTGAGCTGCATGTAGATGGAACAAAGGAAGACGAATTTAACACCATGAGCTGGTCTGATCAGGCCTATGCGGTGGCGTTTGATTTCAGCCATAGTCCAAGCGACACAAGCTCACATTCTTACGAAATCAAGGTTTCCAGCACCAATGCAGCGCAATACCCGGCTCGTGGTGCTGTTCTGGTTTGCGAGGAATGGGGAGCTAACCCTTAATGGTTCACAAAGTCTGGATCAGGGGGTTCACGCCTTCGACGCATAGGGTTTTTGTGGAGCCTGCTGACGGGGTAACAGATGAGCGGCCCATTGAGGTCAAGAGAAGTTTAAGAACTAATATTTCGGCCTTCCCTTCTGGTGGCGTTCGTATTCTTCTTTCTGGCGATCAACAGACTGGAACGAGTTCTATTCTTCTTTCCGGTGATCAGCAAACCGGGACAAGTAAGCTCAAGGCATCCAGTACAAGCCGCATTGAGGTTTTGCCGCAATCGCTCGAAATTCTATTTGGCGATAAATTCAGCATTTCCCGGTTTGAGATTGTATCCACCCCGCAAAGCGTTGAAACGCTGCAATCTTATGCGACCATCGCCAACGCTGTTAGTGTCGAGACTTCGCCACAGCAAGCAATCACGACAAGAGATTATCTGACAGCTATCGAGCCTGCAAACGCGGTCACAGCGCCTCAATCGGTTACCGTTACGTCTGTTGGACAAGTTGATGTTGGGCCTGCCGGTGCAGTTTCGACCCCGCAAGGTCTTGATGTGCTTCGCGCATATCTAACAGACGTCGGGGTAGGGCAGGTAGTTTCTAGTGCTGTTGATGCTTCTGTCTTGAGGGCCTTCAAAACCAGTGTCGATGTGTTCTCAGCGGCAACAGACCCGCAAGCGATTGATAGCCTGCTTGCAGCTCTTACAGAGGTTAGCGCTTCTCAAGCGGTTGCCACACCGCAAGGCGCAGACACCTTACGCGATTATCTAACGGCACCAGGTGCCGTGAGCCTGCGATCGACGGCTAAAGATATCGCGCTGGTTCGGCATCTGAAAACAGAAACCGGCACATCTTCCGCCGTTTCTACTCCGATAGGTGTGGATCTGACCAGCCGCCCAGGCGCGATCCTGCTTTCCGGTGATCAGCAGACTGGATCCAGTTATCTGGTTCTGTCCGGCGACCAGCAAACCGGTGATGACAGAATAACCATTAGTGAAACTTAGAGGAGGCTTGAATGCCTGTAACTCCTGTAATCTTCGATTGCTTTTACGAAAACGCATACAATGGCGTGCATGATTTCGATACGCACACATTCAAATGTGCTTTTACCAACACCACGCCCACTGCGGCATCTGACGCTCAGTTGACCGACATTACCGAAATCACAGCAGGTAATGGGTACGCGGCAGGCGGCGTCACGCTTGATAACGTATCAGTCACTAGAACCGGTTCAACAGCAAAAGTGACCATTGATGATGAAGTTATTACGGCTTCCGGTGGTTCAATTGGGCCGTTTGAGCATTTCGTGATTTATAACGACACCGCAACCGGTGACCCGCTTGTCTGCTACATCACGAGAGCGGAAGGAACGACAACACTTTCAGATGGTGAATCCATCACGCTTGATTTCAACGCGACTAATGGCGTGATTACTCATGGAGCGGCGGCATAATGGCAGACGATAAGGAAATTAGTGACCTACCAGAAGCCACGAGCGTATCTTCAACGGATTTACTACATATGTCGGTGAGTGGCAACAGCAGAAAAGTCAAGGCTCAAAATGTGCTGGCAAATGACGTTGTAACCCTTGCGGCCATGGAGCATGGAACTGAAGGTGATATCTTGTATTATGGGGCTTCTGGTGAACCTTCAAGGCTTACCAAAGGCACAGTGGGCCAAGCAATCAAGATGAACGCTAGCGCAACTGCTCCAGAATGGAGCGATGAGGTTTTCGCAAAAATATACGACAGCGGGGAACTGTCCATTACAGCGCCGTCTGAAACCACTCTCAGCCACGGACTCGGCGGCATGCCTAAGCTTATTTGGGCTGTATTTGTTTGCAAGGTGGCTGAATATGGTTTTTCTGTTGGGGATGAATTCATTTATCCTCTCGGTTATGCTTCCTTATCGGCTGGCAACGGGATGGTGGCAAAGTCAGATTCTACTCAAATTAAAATTAGGTTTATTGGGACTTCTGGCGTGTATGTTGGTCGCTTTGATTCTGTATATCAAAATGTCACGATAACTCAGGCCAGCTGGAAATTAGTTGTAAGGGCTGCGCTATGACCAAGAAAACAGTAAAGCATTTTGTTGACGAGGGCGGGAGATATATCGGGCAATTCGTTGGGGCCGAACCTCCACAGGGAGCCGTAGAAGTGGCTCTAGCCCCTGATGATGGCCATCAGCTTTGGGTAGATGGTGCTTGGAGTGCGCCCCCGGTTACTTTCTCTCCGCTTACCCGGTTCCAGTTTGAAGTAATTCTGGAATTACTGGGCATCAACCAATCACAAGTCTTTGCTTTGATAGATGGCCTACCATGGACGGACATGGAAAAGATCATCGCCAAGAAAAAAGTCGAGACAGGCGGCAATGACGGGCGGTGGAGCCGTGAGAACTCGCTTTGGGATTTATTGGGGCCGTCTCTTGGCATCTCAAAAGAGCAAATAGATGAAAAGTGGCTGGAAGCTCAAGCCCTCTAAATCACCCGACAATTTGACTGTTTGAAGCTCGCTTAGGCGGGCTATTTTTATGGAGATTAGGATGAATCTCGAACTTGGCGATACCCGCCTCATCATTGATGAGTGCAAATCGTATGGATGTTTGAGAAATCAGGCGGCATACATTTTGGCAACAGCCTATTGGGAGACCGCGCGAACCATGAAGCCAGTTGTTGAGGCTTATTGGCTATCGGAAGCATGGCGCAAGCGCAATCTTCGTTATTACCCATGGCATGGCCGGGGCTATGTTCAGTTAACCTGGGAAGCGAATTACAAGAAAGCCGCTACTCAACTTGCCTTGCCGTTTGATCAAGATCCTGAACTTGCCTTACAGAGCGAGCCTGCCGCAAAAATCTTAGTCAAGGGTTCTATGGAAGGCTGGTTCACCCGCAAGAAGATTGGCGATTATATCACTCTGTCGAAATCCGATTTTCACAATGCGCGACGGGTCATCAACGGACGCGATAAAGCGGGTGAAATTGCCCGTATTGCCAAGCAATATGACCAAGCGTTGAAATCTGAGGGATACGGGGAAGAAGAGAAAGCCCCACAAGCAGAGCCAACACCAATCATCCATAAATCTCTGGCTGAATCAAAAGAGATGATCGGCGGGGTGACCGGTCTTGTCACCGCTTTAGGGGCACTTCTGGACCAATTGGACGGTAAGGTTGTTGCTATCGTTTTAGGCGGCATCGCAATTGGCTTTATTGCCAACCGGCTTTATGCGCGCTGGAAGGATGAGAGATGACCAAGATTATCAAATGGCTCATCAATCAAGGTCTTTCATGGCTGACAGGCGGCACACTTGACCGCGTTCTATCGACCGTTGACAAATCCATCGACAATGAGACAGAGCGCCAGAAAATCCGCTCTGAGGCCATTCTAAGCCACATAAAGACACAGGAAGGCACAAGGCAGGTTGCTATGCAATCTCGTGTGTTCTGGGCTGTCTGGGCTTTATTTGCGGTTCCTCTGGGTCTCTGGTGGGCTGCTGTCATGCTGGACACAACTTTTACCTTTGGCTGGTGGGTTCCAGACCTGCCGCAAAGCGTCAAACCATGGGCAGACACTATCTTTGGCTCCATCTTTGGATCTGGAGCAGGGGTGGCGGGTGTCCAACTTATTTCATCGGCAATTCGTGGCAAGCGATAACAAAAGGAAAGCAAAATGCGCACTAAAATTCATGATCTTCGGGATAAGGTCGAGTTTATGGGAAAAGATCAGAAGGATATGGAGCTTTCTGACAAAACGAGGGGTACTATTGTCAAGCTCAATCAGGCTGATAAGCGTGTAGCACAGGCCATTGATGGCTATAGCAATGCCGTCTCTGATTTTGGTCGGGTTGTGCGTGACGAAAAGATCAAGGACATGAAACCCGTTGCCACCGCTGAAATTCGTGCTGTCCATGGTGAATTGCAACAAGTTCTCGGCAAAGCTTCGGAGTTGTCCGTTGATCTGCATCTCGCAATGCTGGATTTCAATGACAAGCATAAAATCGGCACGCGTTGCTGTAACGGCAAGTAGGATTTGATATGACCGCGCTTTCTTTTGTATTTGTTGTGGTCGCGGGGGCCGTGTGGTTTAACCATTACGGCCCTTTTCTTATGGGCGGCGTAACAATCTATCCAGTCCTGTTTCTGATTACTCTAACCACAGCATCAATCTATGCCTATCGCTCCAATAGCACACAAAGCATGACGGCAGCGGTAGCGCTAATACTTCATTTCATTGCGCACCAGATCGTATGGGCGACATTCGGCTCATACTGGTCTCTATCCTTATTATATTTCTTTTTTGCATATTATTTTCTTTTCACTTCGATTTACCGCTGGCAAGTCGTTCTTGGCGGGATTTACCTGCTTTGTTCGTCTGCCGGTTTTTTCAATTGGCTTGGTTTAGTGGGGGGCCATGAAGACCGATCATTTCAGTTTATAGACTTCACATATCCTGATGTGATCGCCTTACTAGGGCACGCGGGCAATGTCATTTTGGGAATGGGTAGCGGAGATATTGGAACTAAAGTTAGGTCTTTCATTAGTGGTTCTGCAATGGAGCCTACTGTTAGACTCAATCATCTTTCTAGCCGTGTATTTCGTGCATAGATGGAAGAAAACGGCCAAAAAGGAAGCGAGCGATGACAGCTCATGATGAAACGATTGGTTCCCTGAAAAAAGGCCAAGAAAGCCAAGAGAAGAGACTTGATAGTATTGATGAAAAAGTCTCAGAACTAAATAATAAGGTCGATTCCAGGTACGAAGAAAGCAATCGGCAATATAGGAAAATTGTCTGGGGCATAGCGGCGGCTATCATAACCAATCTGGTTGGCCAGAATATCATTGATGCAGTGATGAGAGGGATGGGGAAATGACCACCAAACTCAATCTTGCAATAGCCCTCTTGATCACAACGCCGTTTGTCCAAAAGTTCATTGATGCCTATTTGCCGGACTTTATTGAGAAAGTGGCCAGAATCTTCCATTAAAAGTGATTTACGGATTGCTCTTGGGTCCAATTGAACCTGAAAAGTGGAACGCAAAAAGAACATGGTGGCGAAAACAGCTATATAAAGACTGCTCTTGCCACCAAAAAGCGCCAGTTACGCTATAGCCCCGACTTCTCATAACGGTCTGGTTGGGGGTTCAAGTCCCTCCGGGCCTACCAT